TCGGAGCAAGTTCGCTTATTGTTTCTTGAACAATGGATTTATCGGTAAGCGTTACCCATCCGGTCCCGCCACAAGCTGGGCATTTTTCATCTTCTCCCATGCAGTGGCATTTCTCTTGAATGAATCTACGGGTTTCACTCTTAACCTTTATTCCCCCCATAGCCATTGCAAGGTATTTTGCCCTTACGGCTGCAGTAATCGTTGCCCGCCCACGCACTAATACTTCACTTAATTCTTTGTATTGCCCTTTCTTCTCACAGAACTTTTGCGGTGACAATCCAATAGCCAAAGCTATTTCCTTATCCGTGAATCCCTTTTGGGCATACTTTTCTATGAGAGAAAGAAAGTCTTCGCTTGTATAATCAAACTTAGGCTTTCTTCCTCCACGACCTTTTATATTTTGAGATTCACTATTTGGCATATCAATCTATCCTTTCTATTTGCTCATCAAAGATTTCTCCCTTGATAAACTTCATCCCAACATCATATCCGAATCGTTCACAGAAAGCAGCTTTCGCCTCATAGGTATCAAAGGACAACATCACATAAGCATCCATATCCTCAGCTTGCTTCTGTGCATTCTCCTTGACCTGTTGCTTGACTTCTTTCATGTGGGCTACTTTTTCGGCACGCTCCAACTGCTTGGCGGCTTTATCAGCTTCTTTCTGTTCGGTGACGGGTGACATCATATCAGACAAAGCATTAGCAATGGAGCTTTCTTCTTCTGTCTGTAATAGATAATCAACGCCAATCGTGTTTAGGTCGGCATTGGTCAAGCCCGCGTCTTTCCAATCAATGTCAGGAACAATCTGTGCAAGAGCATTAAAATCCCAGGTACCTTGTGCGTTTGGGTTATTCAACAGAATATTTAGTTCCTTCTCCTGCTTTTCGTCCACGTCAATGACATCGACACGAATACGATAGTCGTTATCGGGGAATTTCTGCAATTCATCCATGACAGACAAACGCTGATGCCCACTGACTACGGTTAACCCGGTTCGCTTGTTCACGACAATTCCACCTACCAAGCCGAACTTCTTAATACCACGCTTTAATGTTTTGCGTGATTCATCAGAAAGTTTTCTCGGATTATAATTGGCAAAGTGAATGGCAGAACGGTTAAGCTCTACTGAATCACTCTTTATATACTTACTTAGTTCCATTATCATACTCAAATAAAATTCTTCCACTCATTGGAAACGCCTTAATTATCTTCTGTAAGTCTGCTGGATAGTTACTACGAAGCCAAAGAAAGCAATCAATATTGAAACCAATACCATTACTTGCCTTATTGCCATATCTTACCGGCTCAGGCAGGTTATTTTGTTTCATATAAGCAAGAATATCCTTTTGCGTCCAATCTGCTAAAGGATAACACATACCATTATTCTCATACCCCTTTTCTTCGTAACCATTCAACATTAATCTACGATTCATACCATCGGCTTTCTTCATACCCAAGAAGGTGTAATAAACATCATGCTTTAACTGCATGGCTTTCACGACATCGGCTAGTTTAAGTAACTTCACATCAGGGTTAGGCACGCAATACATACCGCCTCTAAGAATATAAGTAAGGTTCCAGTGAGGTACTTGTGTTAGTTCAACCTTCGGATATCTAGCTTTAGTCCAGCCGATCCAACGGTTGATATGTTCTAAGTCTTTGACGAAGTACATGAACACGCAGACAATACGATCAAACTTTGGATAGAGTAAATCAAGCAGAACAAGCGAATCTTTACCCAAGGATAAAAACAGTAAAGCCTCACTCGATCTTTCTCGAATGAGGTCTATATACCGGTTCGCTTGTTCTACCTTATTCATGGCTAACCACCCGATAGTCCAAATGAAGTGCGAAGGTCACTATAACGCTGTCTCCGTGAACCTAACTGGGACGTGCCTGCCGCACCTCCTCTTCTTGCAACTAATCTACCGCCTGCACCTGCACCATTCATATTCCGGCGCGGTCCAGATACTCTGTTTACTCTTTTTGCGACTCAGCAATAAAAATTTAAATTAAACAATCAATCTATATGTTTCTCTAAGACTTTACCTAGTGCATAATCAATCTGTGCAGCGAGATACTCTTCACCTTGATGCTCATAAACAATATCTTCGTCATTCTCATCTGTTAGAATTGACGCTTCTGCGTTCTTCACCTCTACAATCATATAAGGACGTTTCCCCTTATATTCGCCTGTAAGAAATTTAATAGCATCATACTTAATGGGATTTAGTTCAATTTCACCCTCTTCGGGTAATTCTTCGTCCACTTTATATTCTTTACCACCACATAGGTAGGTGATATACTTCTTTGCATTGGTAGGTCTGATTTCACGGTATTCATGCGTTTTCTTACCAGCCAGTATTTCATCAAAATACCTTTGCTTAATACTAAGCGTCAAAATTTCCATAATCGTGTATATTTTATAAATTAATAATTATTGTTGCGGGACGAGGATTCGAACCTCGGACCTCTACCAAGTCAAAGTAGCAAGCTGACCACTGCTCTACCCCGCGATAGTATCCCCAAAGGTACTACCACAACCAAAGATAACGAAATATCTTCAATCGTTATACACGACAATCGACTTATTGTCGTGAACTTAGCCATTGATCCCGTCTTTCTCTGCACGCCTCTAAGGTAGGCGCACAACAAGAAAACAACTCACCGTCTTCTGTACGATAGTCGTACTGGTACATTCTCACTCTCTTACCTCTCAACTTGGTGTTGTAAGTGCAATAGTTCTCTTTACCGGGTTGGCATACACTGCAACCGTTTTTGTTTATTGAGTTCATCTTGATAATGGATTTAATTGATTAAAAGTCCAGCCGGCTTGTTTTAGCTTCTCTAAACCATCGGGTGATATTGCGTAATCAACTGGATGCGCAGAGCTATCACCAAAACCGCCCGTATAGAAAGTATCTTTATGAAGAACACCAAGCGATTGAATTTCTTTCACTTTAGATGTAGTGTTACGCCAAAGCCATTCTCTATATTTAGAATCACCTTCTTTATCAATGCTAACATAATATCCCTGTACGCCATAGTAACAAAATTCAGAGATATGAATATATTTCGCTTTCTCAACTATCTGTTTTTGCAGCCATTCCTCGGTTCTGAAATTATCTTCGGGTAAAATATAAACCTCTTCTATACCTAAGCCTAAGTTTTTATTTGGCGCAACTTTTTGAGAACGTGGCATCACTTTGTATGTCCACTGGTTATCCGTATGAAATAGTTTCGGATTGTCAAGAATAAATTGCATTAAATCGGTCTTGCTCACTTTCAGTTCTTTTGCCAGTTCGGGTATAAGGCAATATTTCTTGTTGTTCGCCATTTTAAGCAAATCAACTCTTCTTTTGATCTCTGCTATATCCATAATCATTCACCTTTTAATTTTCTGCCACACATTGGGCAGTAGTTAATACTAAAACTATAATATCCAGTTGCACTACCCCAAGTTAATGGTATATCAATGTCTGCGCATAGAGTTTCACCATCATAACTCAAATTACACTCTTTAGACCTGTGGGTAACAACTTCTTCTTGATTGCAGAACTTACACCCTTCGGATTCTTTAGGATGAGCATCTGCCCATGTAACGCCAGAACCAAACATATTTATCATATCAGTTCTATCAAATCCCTCTAAGCTATTCAAGCTACCTACTGTTGCACTTGCAGCAAGTTCTATTTCTTGTCCTCTATCCATAATTATTTATTTACAGTTTATAATTTCATTTATCTGCTGAATCTTGGACTCGCAAATAGATATTTTTCTATTATAGAATGCTATTGACTGTTCTTCTGCAAATATCAATTCTTCTAAATCTTTCTTGTAATAGTTCAGAACGAAAGTTCTACCATTATCATTGAGAATATCCCATACACCAAAGAGGTTAACAAAGTTGTTATAAGGATTTTGAAGATTCTTACCATATCGTATACAATCAAGCCATTCGACGCCTTTGTAACCACCACCCTGAATAATCAACGTACCTGTGTCGTTTTTACGGTACGACCACCCCATGTCGCTACCAAGACCATCTGTTTTATTTAGCTTCACGGTAATAAAAGATAGAAATTGATCCATCCGAATCACACCACCTGTTTTATTTATGCCATAATTATCAGGTAGTTTTTTAATTATATCACTATTTAGTAGTTGAGTTGAAATTGCTATCATAATCGTGTATATTGTGGTAGCCCGAAGGCTACCGGTTAAACTTAGAACTTCTCGATTTTGAGATTGTCATTAATGATAAACCTACGACCGCACTCACAAATAACATGAGTATCTGTGACTCTCTTTATCACCCTTACTACATCTTCATGTACTATACAAGGTGTGCCATCTGCATAGTGACCGTTAGCTAAATCACCTGAAACTCTATACCTCAAACCAATTTCTATTTCTTTTGTATTCATAATCTTCTATATTGCGCAGGGCAAAAGCCCTGCCGGTTAAACTTATAATATTTGAATTTCTTTGTTACCTATCTCTGTATCTACACTTAGAACCTCATATTTTTGAGCCTTGTAGTTATAAACGACCTCACAAGTATTGAAGCCTCTGCCATCTTCTCTTTGGTCATAAACAGTATCTATATGCTGATACATCTTATTGCCTAACATAAAGTTTACCTTACCTGTTGTATTAAATATAAATGCTACTGCGTAAGCTAATGTTTTTTTTGATTCAATCTTCTTTGTTGCCATAATCATATATCTTTTAATTGTTATTACTTCTTGTTTGATGATGCAAAGATAAAGAAAACTTTATCAAAAACAACATATTTGATATAGTTTTATTTATCAATTAAGAATATTTAATAAATCAAACTTTATCAATATTAGGTTATATGATAAAGTTTGCATTACTTTGCGGAGTCATCAAAATAAAGTTTAATTTATGGACTTACGAATAAAAGAAATAATGAGTAAACGCAATGTTACCTCTGCTTGGTTGGCAGAACAGGTTGGTATCTCAAAGGTAGCCGTCAGTAACATTGTAACAGGTAAATCATATCCTTCTCTTGATACGCTCAAGAAGATAGCTGATGTTTTAAATGTTTCAATTATAAAACTAATTGGAGAGGATGATGGAAATTGCAGATTTTACGACAGTGACGTAAATGGAAAGTATAAATGCCGTTTTGTCCTTAGTTCCAATGTATCTAATATGAATTGGAATATGTCTTATGAATACACTACACAAGTCGCCCCCATAGCTGGAGACATATTAGATTTTTCAGCCTTTCATGGTTGGGATGATACCATTATAGCCGACTGTGGAACTAAATACTTTATCGTTGATAAAAGAATATTATACCCTCTTCCAGACCATGAAGCATCTGAGGATGATATGGTTTTGTTCATCTCTCCATATAAAAAATAGAAAACAGATAAGCCGGAGCACTAAACTCCGGCTTTCACTTGATTAGCCCTTTGAATTTTAAACGATTCACGATTTCGGTGTAAAGATACTCAATATTCCCGCTAAAATCTCCATAGTTCTGATACAGAAACACGACATCAGCGCAATTGTCGGAAATAGTACTCTTTGATTGAACCCCCAACACCCTTGACATTTCCTCACGTAATCCGGCAGTCATTTTCCCACCGGCAAGAGAGCTTGGAGAAAACAGGTACAAGATTATGAATATAAATTTCTTCCGTTGAGTAACGCTGTCAATGTTTGGCGGGCATCCTCTTTTATTCATAATTTCAACGAATGTCTTATAAACTTCTTCGATAAGGCTTTTGTCTCTCAAAATCGGTGAAGTCAAAACGTTTTCTTCCTCTGTAAGTTCTGACTTCTCAATACGAATCTTTTTAAGACGAATTATTTTATTAAAATCCAGTTCCATAACACGATTATTTTAAAAGTAAATAGTATATTTGCATCATAATCGTGTAAGATTTGGGAGAACTAATGCTTGGTCGTGCTCGCAGGTTCTCCCTTTCTATTTTAAAGACCTATCCCTTTTAAGAATGGTTTTGTTTCTCTTGTCAACTTCCCTACTCCATATTGAGGCGTTATAGATAGAAGTTGCATATAATCTCAATTCCTCGCTATTAGCAAGAAAATCTACTCGTAATGCCATTTTCATTGATTCAGCATACAAGTTTTGGTCGATATTATTATCCATATTAGTTATTGATTTTACTTTCTAAAAAACATATCTCCCGAAATAGATCGAGCAGTATCATCACCAGTTAGCCGGATGTATCGAAAGAAGTTCTGTTCGGTCCGGTGCCCGGTGAGTTTCATTATCTCAAACGTCTTCATTCGTCCTGTTAAATACATATTTGTTGCTGCACTCCTCCTTGCAGTATGACTGCTTATCAGCTCCCACTTTTCACAAGTAACGGTTTTCAGTTCGCCGCCCTTGGTGAACGAATAGGTAACAAGATCATTCAATCCAATTTCCTTCATTATCACTTTCAGATACTTATTGAAGTACTGGATGCAAAGACCACGGGGAACAAAGCCGTTATACTTGGCAAATATTTCTTTCACATAGTCGTGAGCTGGGACTTTTACATCAACATTCGTTTTCTTGGTACGTTTTACAATGTATCCGTTTTGCAGGTTGGTTGCCGTCAATGTGGAATAGTCGGAATACCTTAGCGCAGTCAGGCAACCAACAACAAACAGGTCGCGGATACGCTCTTTCGCCTTTCTCTTGTCCTGCTTCTCAAACTTGTAGTAGTATATCCTAGTGATTTCATTCATTGACAGGAATACAGCGTTTGTTGGTTCAGTCCTCAAATCAATTTCATCGTAGGTATTATCTACTGCATAGTTGTACTGAGATGCCCGTCGGACGAGTGTTTGAATTTTCAGGATATACCCGACAATGGTGTTATGTCTCAATCCTTGGTCTTCCAAGTATATTATGAAATCATCTATAAATTCAGCCGTCACCGAGTTCGTGAAGATGTCACAATCAAACTCTGAGGAGAAGTTATCAATGTGTTTTATGATCGCATCGTAAACAGCTGCATAGTGTTCAGACTTGCGTCTGCTTCGCTTTTCAAGAACGTCCCGGATGAAGTCTGTGAATAATATACCTTCTAACGGTTTTTCACTCCGGAAGTGGTTAATGTAGTCCTTACGCACTTGGGCGGTCCGGACCGGTTGTGATAATTGTAATGCTTTGGCTGTATCATTTTAAAGGGTTAGTTATTATGTTTATTGAATATCATTCCGAGGTGCTCCTCGATATGATTCGTTGTTATCTTGTGTTTAATCAATCTTCTTCGTAATATTCAAGCCCTTTACACTCGTCGTTCTCAGGAGGAGTTCTACCTATATCGCAAAATTCCTCTTCCGTTTCTTCGTTCATTAAACAATGAACACAATAGTCGCAATCGTAATCCATAGCTCATTATTGTTCTTGTATTGATCGTCTTCCCGATATCAGGAAAACGTTTTGGTTATTAAATAAAAAAAATAGCGATCTGATAGACCACTATGTAAATCGAACTTGGGGATATTTTAAATTCTCAATAGCTTCTTTGTCTCCATTGGCAGCACGTCTCTTAGTCTCCAAATACCAAGTATAGGGATTATACCCTTTGGGGATTGTATATCCGGCAGGCAATTCCCGTCTAGCTAATGCTTCCTCATTAATCTTTCGCTTTTCACATCGATCAATTTCTTTCTGTCTCTCTGGAATAAACTCTTTGAAAAAAGCATTTCCAATCCTTCGGGCATCAAATTGAGAAAAAGAGTTATCGTATCTTCCGGACTTGTATCGAGAAAAAAACAGCATTAGTTCTGATAGTTTGTATATCTGAACAGACGATGCAAATGTCTGAGCAAATATTCCGATTCCTTGTGCTACCCCTTCGTCTTTACAAGAACTAGACCCAAATAATGCCAGCACTTGTGCATAAATCCACATTTCCGCATTTCCTTCTCCATAAACTTCGTCATACTTCTGAATCGTGGGACAATTTGAAAAATATGCTTTTTCAGGATTCTGAGACACATAAGCCCAATTTGTCGGAGAAAAGACACGCTCAATATCAGAAGGGTCTTTCCACTTCGTCAACCAAGCCTTGTTCTCTACGCTGACGCTCGGTAATGTATTGCTGCAGGGCATGGTCATTTGCTTCCTGCTTGCTTGTACAAGGTTTCTGATTGTTTCCATACTTTTTTTGTTTTAGCCATTCTTGATAATCACGTTCAGTACCAGAGAATACGACTCCGGTCCAATTAGATTCTATAGCTCGCTCTATTTGTCGGATAGCGAACTCTTCTTCAAACTTACCCAGCTTGTTTAATGAAATCTGCAAAGCATAATTTAGCTTTCCTTTCCATTTTGGAGTTTTCACAAGTTCCGTCCATGCCGACATAAATGCTATCGAATCGAAAGGATAAACTAAAGGCTTCGCATCTCCTTCTTTTTTCCTAGATCGCTTAGGCTTTTCGGGTGGGGTGCTCTCGTGCGTATGCGCGAGACTCTCTTCTTGTTTTATGTTTATATTATCTATAATAGGTGGAAATTGCGTTTCATCCTCAATATTTGCGGATGATATTGCGGATGATGTATTTTTATCATCCTCATTTTTTGCGGATGATGTTGCGGATGATGTTGCGGATGATTCTTCGGATGAATTAACAATCTCCTTCTCACTATCATTCGCACTTTCATCCTCAATATTTGCGGATGATGTTGCGGATGATGTTGCGGATGATAGTAAATCATCACTGATACTTTTCATGAATGAATAATAACATCCTATGCGCTTGTCTTTACTGGATCGAAAATGAATAAGACCAGCGTTAGATAAACACTCCCTCGACTTGCGAAGAGTATT